GTACAGTTCTTGTAAAAGCGTTATCACAAGCTACGAGAGAGTTTATGGAGTTTGAAGACAAACTCAACCAATCTCTTGCAATTATGCAGACAACTGAAGACCAACAGAAAAGAATGGGTCAAACTGCTAGGGAACTATCTTTAACAACAAGAGTTAGTGCAACGGATTCTGCCGAAGCATTTTTCTTCCTAGCGTCAGCAGGTTTAGACGCTGAACAATCTATATCTGCACTTCCACAAGTTACCAAGTTTGCTCAAGCTGGAATGTTCGATATGTCTTTGGCTACTGACTTGGCTACTGACTCTCAATCTGCATTAGGTCTTACAGTTAAAGACGCACAACAAAACTTAGAGAACTTAACAAGAGTTACTGATGTCTTGGTAAAAGCTAACACATTAGCAAACGCTTCTGTACAACAGTTTGCAGAAGCACTTACAACAAAGTCAGGCTCGGCATTAAAAGTTACAAACAAATCAATCGAGGAAGGTGTTGCAGTTCTCTCAGCTTTTGCAGATAGAGGTGTTAAGGGTGCTGAAGCAGGAGAGAAACTTAATCAGTTACTTAGAGATACAACAAGAGCAGTAGGTAAGAACTCAGAAGTTTTCAAGCAATACAATATAGACATTGTTGATAGTGAAGGCAATCTTAAAAATTTAGCTGATGTTATTGACGCACTTGACGGTGGTATGGCAGGTCTATCTGACCAACAAAAAGCAGTTTTATTAGACCAATTAGGACTCAATCGTGGTGTTGCAGACGCAGTAAAAATATTATCAGGTGCAGGAGACCAAATAAGAGAATATCAATCTGCATTAGAAAATGCAGGTGGTACTACAGAAGATGTTGCAGATAATCAAGTTAAATCATTAAAAGCACAAGTTGAAATTACAGGTCAAAAGTTTGATGAATTGACAAAAAGAATAGTTGAGAGTTTACAACCTGCATTAGAAGGAATGTTAGGTATTATCAATGAATTTTTAGATGTTGTTTTAGGTTTAAATGGCGAAGTTATAGAAACATCAAAAGAATTTAATCATTTTGGAGCTGAAATAGGTAAAACTGAAACTGCCGTACATTCTGCAAATTCTACTCTTAACGACCAATTAGTAGCTCAAAAAAATAATAGAGATGAGACTAAAAGACTTACAAATATGTATGCAGAATATACAGAAGGTATAAGATTTGCAGAATTAGTACAAAAAGACTTAATAAATAATACTCACGAATTAGATAGAGAAACAGGAAATTTAATAGACACTAAAAAAGAATCTGTTGAACTTACAGAAGAAGAAATAGAAGCTGAAAAGAAACTTGCTAGAGATAGAGCAACTGCAGGATTAGACGCACTACAAAAACTAAATGACGCTTACCAAAACCTAAAAGATATTGAACAAGACAGATTAGACCTAATAGATAAAGAATCTCAAGCACTTACAAAACTAAATAATCAGAATAAGAAACTTAAAGAAGCAAATGACAAAGTTACAAAAGCCAAAGAAGAATTTGAAAAAGTATCAGGTCTTGGTGCAAAAGTTACTAATGAAGAAGCCTTAGCTATTGCAAGACAAAAAGCAGAAATAGAAAAATTAGAACAAGCAGAAGATAAATCAGAGATACAAAAACTTCAACTTGCAGTAGCGAGAGAAAGATTAATTAAGTTAGAAGAAGAAGCTATTGCAGTATCAAGAGAAGAAGAACAAGCATTAAGGAATATAGAACGAGCTGAAGAAGATGTTATTAGGCAAACAGAGAGATTAGAAGAAGCTCAAAGAGAATATCAAAAAGCTCAAGAAGATTTAGCTGAAGCAACTGCTGATTCTACAGAAAATATTTTAAATATGGCATTAGCAAAAGCAGAATTAGATGACGCATTACAAGACCTTAAATCAGCAGAAAAGTTTAAAGACGGTATTTCAGAAATAGTAAGACTCATAGGTGGAGACTTAGATGAGATGAGTAATAAATTTCAAGCTATATTTAATCTCTCAGGTAGAGCTATGCGTAATCAAGGTATCTCAACAGACTTACCAACTACTACTGCAACTCCAACAAGATTCGGAACTCTTGGAGAAATAAGTTCAGACTTTGTTGCAAATCAATCATTAGCAACAGGTGGAAATGTTGGAAGGGGTGCAGGTAGTACAGTAATTACAGTTAATACAGGTGCTTTGCTTGGTACAGATGAAACCGTACAACTTGCAGTTGCCGAAGCAATTAAACAAGCTCAGAGAAAAGGTATTGAAGTAGCGTTGTAATGAGTGCAAACTTTGATTCCAATGTATCGCTAACACTTGAGATAGGTTTTGATTCTGAGCCATTTGATGAAACACAATCTTTTACAGATATAACTTCTTACCTTAGAGCGTTTACAACTAGGCGTGGTAGAGCAAATGAATTAGGAGATTTTGTTGCAGGTACAATGAGTTTTTCTGTATCTAATGCTGACAATAGATTTAATCCTAACAATACTTCTAGTCCTTACTATGACTCAGGTAATGCAAGAACAAAAATACAACCACTTAAAAGAGTGAGAATGTCTGCTACTTATGATTCAATTACTTACAGAATCTTTGAAGGTTTCTTACAATCTGTGCCTGTAAAGTTTATATCAGAAGGTGCTGATTCTATTGTTACCTTCACTTGTGTGGACGCATTTAAGATATTTCAATCATTTAGGTTAGACGGTGTAGGTTGGAGACTAGGACTTGCAGGATTCTCTGAACTTGGACAATCTACTTCACTTGGCTATGAAGATGTGCAAGAATTAAGCTCTGTAAGAATATCAAGAATATTAGATACAATACAATTCCCTTCTAATAGACGAGATATATTGACAGGCACTAAGCAGGTTATATCACAACCAATAACAACAAATGTTCTTACAGGTCTTAGAGAATGTGAAACTGCTGAGAATGGACAGTTCTTTATAGCAAAAGACGGCAAAGCAACATTTAGAAATAGAGATTATAAATTATCTAACACCAAAGCAATAAATGTACAAGGCATATTCAGTAATGACGGTAGCAACTTACCATACACAAATGTCTCTACTTCTTTTGATGATAATGAGATTATAAATGTTTATGAGTGGCAGAGAAGTGGTGGGTCAATACAATACAAAGCCGATACTAATTCTGTTTTAAGATACAGAGCTAAGGAATCAAATAAATCCACAATAAATATTTCAGACGGAGATGTTTTGTCTATAATTGAACAGAAGATAGCAGAGACATCTTTACCTATTGTTAGAATTGACAACTTAACTTGCAATCCTAGAGAGAACACATCTCTTTGGGAACAAGTTTTAGGTAGAGAGTTCGGAGACAGAATATCTGTTAAGATAGTCAATGTGGACGGCAGTAGTTTCACAGATGAGCTATGGATTGAATCTATAAGCCATTCTGTTAATGCTTCAAGTCAAAGTTGGACTTGGACGGCTACATTAAGTCCTGCAGGAAGCTCGGCTTGGATATTAGGTCAGGCTAAACTAGGAGAAGGAACTAGATTTGTTTACAGTTAGGAAGGTAATTTAATATGGCAGGTGCAGGTTGGAAAAGTTATAGCACAGGAGATTTAATTAGTGCTACAGAGTTTCAGACTTTTATACAAGACCAAGTGGTACAAGTGTATGCCGATTCTTCAGCTAGAGATACTGCATTAGGCACTAATGACGCTGAAGGTATGTTCTGTTTCTTAAAAGATTCAAACACTTTACAATTTTATGACGGCTCAAGTTGGGTCAATTTTATTGGCGAAGGAGATATTACAGGTGTTACGGCAGGTAACGGACTAAGTGGTGGTGGTACATCAGGTGCAGTTACGCTAACTCTTGACTTAAATGAATTAACAGGTGCTACTGTAAATGTTGCGAATGATAGTATCGCTATTATTGACGCTGATGATAGCAACAATCCAAAGAAAGAAACTATTGCAGATTTAGTAAGTGCAATAGCAGGAACAAACCTAACTGCTTCAAGTGGTGTTTTAAATGCAAGTGGTGGTAAAATATTACAAGTTGTAACAGGCACATCAACTACTGATACAGCAGTAACTTCAACAAGTTATACAGATTCAACTTTAAGTGCAAGTATTACTCCTAGTGCAACATCAAGTAAAATACTTATTTTGGTATCACAGACAATATCTGTGTCAAGAGATAGTGGAAATTCTATAGGTGCTATAAATATTATGAGAGCTACAACACAAATATGGGAAGGATATGTTGGTGTTGGTAGTGCTAATGGTACATTAGGACAAACTGCTGTAATGTATTTGGATAGTCCAAGTACAACTTCTGCTACAACTTATAAAACACAAGGTAAAGTAGATACAACTGCTAATAACGGAAAAATAAGATTTCAACAAGATTCAAGTCTTTCAGATAGAAATTCAAGTATTCATTTAATAGAGATAGGTGCATAATATGGACGCAATAGATATAAAATCATCAGCAATATCACAACTTGGTGGTACACAATTTCAAGTTATGGCAGATTTATCTGTAATTTATTTAGACGGTAACGAAACAGAGCCAAGTGATAGTGATATTACAAATAAGATTGCAGAGATAGAAGTACAAGTAGCAAGAAAAAATGCTTACCCCCCAATTGCAGACCAACTTGATGAAATTTATCATAATGGAATAGACGCTTGGAAAGTAATTATTAAAAAAGTAAAAGACGATAACCCTAAACCTAGCTAATGCAAAGAAGAAGATTTCGTAAAGAACAACACGAATGGACTTACGAAGTTACTTACAATGGGAAGGTAAAGAGATATGAAACTTGATGTATTGAGATTTCAATATGGAATAGACGCAACAAATAGTCTTTTGTTTGTGGATTCTGTATTTGAATGTTACGGTCTCGAAGATGAAATCAGATTAGAGAAGAAAATAATGTCTGAAACTGCTATACCTGAAGGCGAATACGAAATAAAATTTAGAACTGTTGGTGGCTATCATACACGAGAAAAAGCAAGGTATGATAAGAAGTTTGGTGCAGGTTGGCATAAGGGTATGTTGGAACTACAAGATGTTAAGAATGATAAAATGTCCTTCAAGTATGTCCTTATCCACTCAGGAAATTCGG